ATATGCTTGTCACACATCATCTGTGCTGCAATCGCTGGATCGTCGTCTAATACAAAAATGTTCATCCCATATCCTCTACCAGAAGGTGTCTGTATTCCCAATCAATCATTGTATTGTTCTCTTCAAGTTTACCAGTATTATCCTTGAAGTCAACATCCATTTCAAATAATACTTCGTCTATATCTTTCTCATCTTCTATATAGAACGACATCATTATTTCCTGATATACTTTTTTCATTATTATCTCCTTCTCTCTACTATAACATATATCGTCATTATGTCAAATAAAACTTTAGGAATTGCTGGCTATTTTATTATATGTGACCCTGACGGGTCAGGTGATACACCCCTCATTGGTGGGGTTTTTAGGCGGGCCACGAAACCCCCCTATCGAGGGAGGTACGTGATTTCCAATCCTCTGTCGTTTTGCGACCTGTACGCCTGTACACGCTTCGCACGTTCAATAGCTTCTTCTTCAAAACTTGATAGTGTACATCTGTCCCGTGCGTCACACTTTCGCTCTACGTCTGCGAGTGAAACGCTGTCGCTCCTATTGTCGCGGAACTCTTCAGGTAGCCAATCGTTTGGCACGGTAAAACATTCCTTAACATCCTTTTTCAGTTGCTCTAGTAGTTCGTATCCGTTCATTATTTTTCCTCCTCATTTATCCAAAATACAAAATCTTCAGCTTCATCATCAAAAGCACATTCTAGTTCATTTTTACCACACATTCCTGCAATAATCAACCCATTGTTCATTGATGCTAATTCTTCAACACTTTTTTCCATTTCTTTTTCTTTAATTAATAATTCTCCTTCTTCCTCAAACATATATTCTTTCATATGTCTTTCTATCATACCTATTGTCAATTCCGAAAGATCTTCTGCCAGAGCAGCCGATAACCTCTTTACGTTTTTTATACTGTATACTTCCATCATTCTACCTCTGCGTTTTCGAGTTCGTTTTCAATCCATGACATTGATATTTCTCTAGTGTTTACTTCTGAAATAGCAGCACCAATAAGATCATGAGCCAATCCAGACGCTATGCCATTATCCATATCTTCGATGAGCATGTCAAGGTATTCTTTTAGTCTTTCCTCAAAGTAGAACCAATTACAACCTTCGTCTGCATCAATAGATTCTCTAGCATGTTCTCGCCACATCTCCTGTGACCCTTGGTCATTGTCCATCCACAGATTCACCAACCAAGTTTCATAGTTGAACCATCCGTTGTATTCATTCTTATTCATAAGTATATTCTCCTGTGTCAAAGTTTCTTATTTTCTGTAGTATATCAGCAACTTCAAAAAAGTCAAGCCATCCTGCTACATCAACGATTCCAAGATGGTCATTGATTGGCTGTTCATAAATAATCTCACAAGTATTTTCTGCTGTCGTGCCTAAAGGGTATTGCAAAACCGCTACTTCAAAGTGGCCCGAATCCCCTCCGTAACTGCCCTTGTGACATACCACACTAGCACCAAGCCCATTAGCAAAAAAGTATCGTTTAACATATCTCCCCGTTCCCATATTTTCTAATTCAAAACGTGTTTCAATTAATCGCAGTGGGTTTACTTTAGCTTGCATTTTATTCCTCAATGTGTGAAAGTGTGAAAGGGATTATAACATGATCGGCTACCTTTTGTCTAGCCTCGATTTCTGTCATTGCCCCAACTTCGCCAATCTTATTTCCTTGCAGGTCAATTACAACCCATACGTTTTTTCTTGGATATACAACACAGTTATTATCACTCATTCCTGATCCTCCTCAAATATAGGGTCGCCGTATTCGTCAACTGGTATTCCATCTTGCATAAATATATCACCATTTCGTAGGCCGTCAATAGTGATTTCTAGTTTTTCTTGTTCTGAAAACATTTTAATTTCTCCTTATTTATAAAGTTTATCAGCCAGCCCCGTAAAAGTCAAGGCTAGATTGAAAATGTACAGCTTCTGAACAATCAAAGTCTGTGCGATCTTCGATAACCTCACAATGCTCGTAGCACGTAGGGCAAATATCTGCATCGGAGTGAACCGAAGCGCCACAGCAGTCTGAAGAGTAAACGATCTCGAAATTGTTATTTGACATTTTTAATTCTTTCTATTACTTGTTACTTGTTATATCGACATTATATACAGTTATTCTTTAATTGTCAAGGGGTAATATATTATTTTTCTCATAAATTGTGTCGAGATAAATTTCCCCATTTGTTATAACCCACCCATATTCACACGTAGGAGTATATATACCTATGTACACCTTATCGTCGTTGTATCCTTCATACCCTGCGAACATACTTAATAGTGTAACGATTGTCAACATACATCACCTTCTTTCTATAGTATATATATCGGCATCCCTACCGGATTACTTTAGGTAATACTATATTATTTATATACCCCTCTAATTGGGGGTTTTTAGGCGGGCCGGGAAACCCCCCTTTCGGGGGGCTTCTGCTTATTCTACTGGCAATAGTGCAGGTAGATCGAAGCATGGCTGAACTACTGTACATTCATTCAGGTGGATCACCGTACAGCATATGATACCTGCGATCATAGCGAGGGCGAATATTTTCAGAATCCTTTTCTGCTCTTGTTTCATTGTTGTCTCCATACAACGTTTCACAAATTGACCACATCAACGCAACGCCTACCACGTATCCTATCACGATAGACTGAATATTCAAATCAATTAATCCCATTATTCTACCTCCCATTGTTCAATGTAATCGTCGCCACCATACAAATCCTGTGCCTCATCATACAATGTAGGCTGATAGTCATCATCCCAATCATCAAGCTCAACGTCAGCCGCTGCGATAACGTCAGCGTCTACCTCGTCAGTACGACTATTATAAATCGCATTGTGAAACATCTCGTCAAAATCAGGTCGATCAAAAATACTCATTACACTAGCCCTCTTTCAATAAATACCATAACAACCGTAACGACTAAGAATATTATAACGCTTAACATATCGCTGTCAATACTAATTTTCATTTATAAACCTCACTCGTAAAATGTTAGCGGCTACACGCACACCGTCATTCTCTTTTTCTTCCTGACAGCATAACAAGTACATTTGCAATTTAGGTGTATCGAATCTGTCAAGCACATCATACAAACTTGTTTCAATATAAGCGTTCATTCTACTACCTCTGGGGACATTTCCTGTTCATGACATCGTACCATAAAATCGTCCTGCTCGTCAAGCCAAATATTGTATTCTTCTTGGGCTTCGTATGATTCTAATTCTTGGAAGTATTCAAAATTGTAAGTCATTGTATTGTCTCCTTATTAGTATATCGACATTCTACACTATAAACTTTAATGTGTCAACCGCAAAAATAGTCTAATCCTTGGGCGGCGTGTACAGCTTCTGAACAGTCATAATCGACACGCTCCTCAATAACCTCACAATGCTCAAAGCAAGTAGGGCAAAGGTCAGCGTCAGAATGTACGTTAGCACCACAGCAATCAGAAGCGTAATAGATTTCAAAATTGTTTGACATTTTAATTTTCCTTATATGGTAACTTGTTTCTTATACTTATATATAGTGCAATTGCTGTGCCATTCATGATATTATTTTAACCCTATAAATATAGGTGTATTTGTATTCTCATTATAAGACGGTGTGTGCAAAATGCTACGATATGTGCAAAATGCAATGCAAAATGCAACAGGGGGTACATTTGTACAGTATATACCGGCATGTATTTTCTCAAAATGATACCCCTATGTATTCCTACAAAAAGAGACCTCCCCCTATTTCGGGGGGTTTTTTGGTCAACCCATTCACCCCCATTAAAGGGGGTGTACTTTTAGTACCTAAACTTGTCGCCCCGTTTTGGCATGAAAAATGCTGGGTGGTTCATAAACAATAAAAAATTTAAATGTAAATGTATTACCCAATCCTCTTCGGTCAGCCCCTATTAGTTGTAATTATTATCGTTTGGTGTGTATTATACTGATAGAAAGGGCTATAATATGAAAGATTCAAAACAATTAGAATGTCAATTGCATTGTAAAGCGTCTGCTGAATTGCAGGAAGACATACAGAGGGACTTACAAATAAAGGACAAATCTCTAGGAGAACTATTAGATGAAAATGGAAAACAAGAGACTGAAGGTACAGACCAACCAGACGGCTGATGTAGTTGTACCTACTGAAGATCGTATACGTTTTAAAGTTGATAAATCTAAATCAGCTTTTGATACATTCCCCCCGCTTAAAATACAATTCTCTAAATCCAGTGATTTGTCTTCTATTACTGATGAATTTAATTGTGATGATAAATTCTTTTATATCTTAGAGAGATATGACGGTGGTGAAAAGTTATCTCTAGGTGAATCTGGAATGGGTTTCTTAGAGAAAGTAGGGAAAGAGATATTATTCGTTAGAGCGCAACCAATGCAGTGGTCGTCTCCTGATGGGGAGGTAACTAGCGTAACAATTCCACAACAAGCATTGACTGACGACGTTACTCAACACACCACATTCATGCTTGTATCTGTATATCCACAAAATGTAAGGGATATATTGATAGACCCCCATGTTATTCCTGTTTGTCAGGGTGACGCTATCGTATCGCCCCTACATGTTGACGCTGAGTCTCTAGTAGGCAGATTAAAACAAGGACTCGTTTCTATATCACTAACAGATATATTTAAAAAGATAACTTCTTTATCACTTACACAGCTCACTCTTAAATCTTCTAAAAAGCCAAAGGATACTGAAGGCTCCATTGTTTATGATTCTACCTCCAAGTGTTTAAAACTATTTGATGGTACACAGTGGAGAAAGATATCTTATGAAGATACCAAAGAATCTTAATCAAGATGAAGTATTAGAAAAAATAGAACTTGTTATAAATAGGATCGCCCCTAAGTATACTTTTCACGGTTATGATATAAATGACATAAAACAAGAATCTTTTATTATATGTTATGAAGCTTTATCCCGTTATGATCAAAAACGCCCCCTAGAGAACTTCCTATCAGTTAATCTATCCAATAGACTTAAAAACTTTATTAGAGATAATAATTTCACCAAGTCTTCTGAAGACAAGCGTAAAGTTCTTTCTCCTAAACAGCTTATGTTTGATAACCTTGTATGTGATGAGTCTGAACACAACGATGTGGATACTGATGAATTATTTAAGATTATAGACACAAGACTCCCAGCTAAGATGAGAGAAGATTACTTAAAAATACTTAATAATATTTACACACCTAAAAAGCGTAGGCTTGATGTTCTAGAGGCAGTACGTATTATATTAGAGGAGCATGGTTATGAAGAAGGGTAGGATATCTGACGACGAAGGACGTACTATAGCAAGGCTAGCAGACAGTCTACCAGTGGAAGATATAGCTAAACAATTAGATAGGTCCGTTAACTCTGTAGAGGAATATATAAAGAGAAAACTAAAAATTGGTTTAAATAAGATTGAAATCGCCGCATATTCACTACAGGATCGTCCCTATTGGATTGAACTAGAATCACAGTTTACCGAATCAGAATTAGAATTATTCAAATATCACTGGGCTAGGATTATATCCCAGTTTAAAGATGATGTCTTTCCAACTGAAGAACTCCAAGTAGTCGATGTGATTAAGTTGGAGTTATTAATGAATAGATGTCTCAAAGGCAATAAAGAGAATATAGAACAGATTAATACTTATGATGTCATGATTAAAGATGAACGATCTAGAGACAAGGATCAACAAGATCATGATTATATTATTAACTTAGAAAGACAGGTGGCTTCTCTGAGGGCATCGCAGGAAAGCTTAAATCGTGATTACAGGGAGTTGCAGGCTAAGAAGTCAAGTATGTTGCGCGAGATGAAAGGAACCCGTGAGCAGCGAATTAAGAGGCTTGAGGACAGCAAGCAGAGTTTCACTAGCTGGGTGGCTTCTATGATGCAAGATCCAGACCTTATGAAATCATATGGGGTTGAGATGGAGAAGATGAAGGCGGCTATGAAAAATGAGAGTGAACGCTTGGCAGCTTTGCACAAGTATGAGGACGGAACCATAGATCAACCATTTTTAACACCAGACACAGTAAAGGATTAACATGCACCCAGAATCACTGTTAGTAATCTTACCATGTTGGACAGTGGCGCTTACAGTAGAGTTAATAGTAGCATGGTTCATAATATCGAGGATAAAATGATTTTTTTAGCAAATAAAGTTTTGTTTATTCACAATCCTAAGTGTGCGGGTTCATCTATAAAAACATTACTTAGAAAAAAATATAAAGACGAAAAACCATTATTAACAGAATGGCATTATAACTATAATCAAATACTTGAGAAAAATCCTATTACAGCAAAAAACTTTTTTAAGTTTGCTTTTATAAGAAACCCATTTGATAGATTTGTGTCTGCATATTACTACAATATGAGCAAGGTGTCTGACAGGGCCGACTACCATTGGAATTCTTATCCTAAATCATATCCTATCTTAGAAGAATATATAAATAAAGATATTAATGATTTTATAGGAAGTGAAAATTTCGAGAAGGTTCTTTGGCCCACGTTTCCAGTACATTTTAATAAACAAATATTTTTTATTAATGACAAGAGAAACTTTGATGTAATTGGAAAGTATGAGAGACTTGAAAAAGATTTAATGAAAGTAGGCCTTAAAGGAGTGGCTAAAGAAAACCAAAGCTCTCACGCAAAGTACCAAGATATTCTTTCAGATGACTCAATGAAAAAAATTGAAGAAATGTACGACAAGGATTTTAAACTATACGAGGAAGTAAAATGAAAGCTATTATTACAGGCATTACGGGACAGGATGGAAGCCATCTCGCAGACCTACTCCTTGAAAAGAATTATGAAGTTATAGGCGTAGCAAGAAGATGTAGCGTAGACACGGGCGAACGCATTAAGCATCTCTTAAATTATAATAATTTTAAATTGATCGACGGGGATATAACAGATGTTAGTAGTGTAATTAATATATTCAAAGATAACGATAATGTAGATGAAGTCTATAATCTAGCGGCACAATCGCATGTAGGAGTTTCTTTCAAACAGCCTGCGCTAACATGGGATGTTACAGGTAGAGGATGCTTAAATTTACTACAGTCTCTAGTAGATTTGAAAATGAACCACGTTAGATTTTACCAAGCTTCTTCAAGCGAGATGTTTGGAAGTTCTTATGATGTAGACAGGAATGGAGTCAAGTATCAAGATGAACAAACTAAATTCATGCCCAACTCACCATATGCTATCGCTAAGTGCGCTGCCCATAATTGTGTTCGTATATATCGCAATGCTTATAACATTCATGCTAGTGCTGGTATTCTTTTTAATCACGAAGGACCACGCAGAGGTGAAACGTTTGTTACGCAGAAAATCATAACTTGGATAGCTAATTTTAAAAGATGGCTATCGTATACTGATTTAAATTCTTTTCCAATAGATTTTACAGCCGACAGAATAGTGATCCATAGAGAAAGTTTTCCTAAGTTGAGACTTGGGAATATAAAAGCTTCAAGAGATTGGGGATACGCTGGAGACTATGTTAAAGCAATGTGGTTAATGCTACAACAAGAACAAGCTGATGACTATGTTATATGTACTGGAAAAACTTACACTATAGAAGATTTTTTAGAAGAAGCGTTTACGCAGGCTAGATTAGATAATTTTAATAATTTTATAGTTATAGATCCAGAATTCTACAGACCGTGTGAAGTAGATTATTTACGAGGACATTACACAAAGGCTAAAAAGGTTCTAGGATGGGAACCTAAGCAAAACCTAGAAGGATTGGTTAAACTGATGCTAGATGCCAAATTATAGATTATCACTAGACTTAATAGATTTACACCTAGAACTAATACCGTATGATCTTAGAGAATACAGAACACCGTTCTGCTTGTATTTCATAGAAGCACAAAATCCTGATGACGCTTGTTCTATTATAATGTATAGAATAATGTCAGCTATAATGGAAATTGAACCAACGATAGAAACCAGAATAATATGTAGAAGAATAAGAAGGTATATGAGAATAGATAAAGTAGAGTGCTTATGAGAGACTATAATGATCCGATATACAAAGACTTTAGAGTTAAAGTTCTGAAACGAGATAAATTTCAGTGTAAGATGCCCGGATGTAAAAGTAAAAAAAATTTACAAGTTCATCATATATCAAAATGGGCAGGAGCTTCTGCTCTTAGGTATGAGGTTTCAAATGGAATCACTTTATGTAAGTATTGTCACAAATCAGTAACAGGTAAAGAATCCCACTACGAATATGTGTTTAGAGAGATAATAAATGAGTAAATATAAACAAGCCCCTGACTTTACAGTAATAAAAGATACCCGTGAACAAGACGGATATTACTTTAGTAAGTTTAATACTTGCGCTGGAATGATAGAGCATAAACTAGATACTGGTGATTATTCAATAGAAGGGTTAGAAGATAAAATATGCGTAGAAAGAAAGGGCTGTGTTGAAGAATTAGCGCAGAACCTTGGTTCTAAAAAAACAACGTTTCTTAAAGAGATAGAAAGGATGGAGCCTTTCCCTCATAAATATATGATACTTGAATTTTCTTTAGAAGAATTAATAAAGTTCCCTAAAGAAACTAGAATACCAATTAAGAATAAAGCTTCTGTAAAAATAACCGGAAGATACATGTTAAAATGTTTAATAGAATTTGAACTGTATAATGATGTTCATGTTCTTTTCTGCGGAGATAAACATACAGCGTTCTTAGCGGTGAGTAGTATATTTAAGAGGATTAACGAAATGTATACTATAGGGAGGAAGAAATGAATAATTACGATAAAGATCTACTTTACGATCTTCATAATTATTGCGCTAACATAGATACCAGAGAAATATTCTTGCATAATCATTATGGAGCTAATGATGAAGACAATCCCGGCGTAGAATATAAGATGTCTAACACGTTCTTAAAAAACATGAGAGCATTAGATATTAAATCGGATAAACCTATTACTATCCATATGCAAAGCGTTGGGGGAGAATGGTCAGATGGCATGGCTATTTATGACGCTATATCAATGTCTAGATCTTTTGTTACTATTATTGCTTATGGTCAAGCGGAGTCTATGAGTAGTATAATATTTCAAGCTGCCGATTTAAGACTAATTACACCCAACACTTATTTTATGTCTCATTACGGATCTAGTGCAGCTGTTGGCGAATACCTAACTGTTCAAAATTTAGCTAAATATGAAAAACATATTTGTGATGTTATGATTGACATTTACGCAAAGAGCTGTGTTCAAGGACCGTACTTCCAAGAAAAGTATGGTAAGAATCCAGACACAGAGAAAGTCAAGACATACTTAACAAGAAAATTAAAGTCAGGCGATTGGTACATTAATTCACAAGAAGCTGTTCACTACGGTTTCGCAGATAGGGTATTAGAAGATTGGCAAAAACTAAATTAAAAAAAATAGACGAAGCTTGGCTTGGTTTAGATGCTATAGAGACTGATTTTTTCAATCCTATGAGCATTCTAAAACCACAGGAAGATGACTTCAATTTAAAACTTGCTTGGTTGATGACTAGGCCAGAGTACCTTTCTTTTATATGTAAAGAAGTGCTTAATGTTCAACTGCTTCCATCTCAGGCTTTGTTCTTAAGAGAAATATGGAATAGAAAATTTCCAATGCTTATTGCTAGTCGAGGTTTTGGTAAATCGTTTATGTTGTCTCTGTACGCTGTGTTAAGAGCCTTGATACTACCAAATAGAAAGGTAGTAGTTGTAGGAGCTGCTTTTAGACAGTCTAAAGTTTTGTTTGAATACATGGAGACTATATGGCGTAATTCTCCTATGCTACGAGACATTTGCGATGGTGATAGTGGTCCTAGACGAGACACTGATAGATGTACTCTTCGTTTGAATGAAAGCACCGTAACTTGCC